CTGATGGGCTTGTGCGACCTGAAGGTAATCACCTTCAGGAAGGTTGTATCGGCAGCCCCCGATACCTGGACCGATCGTAGCCGCGCAAAGCGCGAGGCGGCGATGAAGGTCTTGGGCGTCAACCCGGAGATCAGGTTGGGATCTCCGGCCATCGAATCAGCCCCAGCGGCGTAATATACGATCATGCTATTGGCCACAGGGTCAGCAGACGACGTGGTGGAGAACACCGGCGTGGTAGGCGGTTGGTACCAGTTGGATCCATCGATCGACACCTCCAGCGAGCAGGAAAGAGCGTGCGTCCCACCCGCAGTGCCCTGGCTATTGGTATAGATGAACATAGCCGAGAAGGCTTCCAGGTTATCGATGGGTATGATGCGACTGGTATCGGCCGCAGTGGCTCCGATGAGGGTGTCGATAAACGACCCGGCCCCCTCATCCCAGACGATACTGTCCTGGTATACTTTCGAGCCGAAGCTCTTGAGGTAGGAAGAAACCCCTACCGCCTGAACAGCGACAAACGAGCCCAGTACTAGTGCTACCGTAACCAGCACAACGGAAAGAGTGAAGGACTTCTTCATCTTATTTATCTCCTCTCTTTAAGCTGCGTAAGCGCCAGCCGTACGCCAGACCCGCCACTCAGCGCTGGACTGCTGAGTAGTGGCACTGTTGTCCGACTCCTGGAAGTCCCCTCGAGCCGCCCCAAAAACCTGGCGAATCGCGCGACCCCAGCGGTCCCCGTAGGAGGTCTCCGTGCGCGGTACGATGCGCGGGCGGCTTCCATAGGCGACGGCGACGGCATCGGCACCCAGCAGACAGACGCGGCCGATGTTGCTGGCATTGTCGCCGCTGGTCAGCGTGCGCATACGTTCGTACTCGTAAATGCACAGCTGTTGGTAAACACCGATGGCACCGGAAACGATCGGGTTGTCGGCGCCGCGCGGAGCGGCATCCTTCAACTCACGGAACATCTGGTCCTGCCGCAGGTCCATGCACACATAGGTGTCAGCCAGGACCACAAAGCAGTTCATCCCGTCGATCTTGATCGGGTTGAACTTGTGATCTTTAGCCATCGACCGCAGGTTCATGGCCTCGGCGCCGTTGAAGATGCAGGTGTCGTTCATCAGGGCCTGGCTGGTGGCACCGCCTGCCCAGTAGGTGTGGGGGTTAGCCACAGCCGATGCGGAGAGCTGCTGCTGGATGAAGTACGGATACTTCTCGTAGCAACAGTCGAGGATGGCTTCCTCGTGGTTCTCCACCATCCACTCCTTGAGTGCATCTTCAGCGTCGGTCTCCATGTTGATGGAGGTGTAGTGGTAATAGAAGTCGGGAGAGTCGTGCCCGACGGCATGCTTCAGGAGGCCCAGCTTGACATCCAGGTCGTAGTAGTTCAGCGGCTCTTCAGCCCCGAGCATACTGGTCGACCCATAGTTGGTGATGCTTCCGTAAGCAGACCGCGGCGTACTGGTCAGCTGCTTGCGCATGGGAATGCGCACCTCAGAGCCGGACTTGCTGTTCAGCTCGTCGTACAGGATGACCGGTACTCCCGCCTTCCGTTTGTGTGCGTCCTGTTGACCCCGCGCTTTGGCCGTCATGCCATTGACGGCAAAGAACGTCTCGTTCTGCATCTCGATGTGCTTGATCTTCGACCAAGCGATTTCACCGAGAGGGTCTGAGGCCGCGATCGGAAAACTGAGAGACGTGTAAGGCATTATCGTCTTACCTCGCGGTAGTAGGGGTTAGACCCCACCGCGATGCTGCGCCTGCCGAGTAACCTCCAGGATCCTAGCAGCATCATCGCCCATGGCGTCTGCTGCCTGATCCGGCGTAATCTCGCCGGCGGCCAGTGCATCGTGGATGCGGTCCATCTTAGCAGTCAGCTGTTCATCCCCTGCAGCGGCGGTTCGACGTTGCTGCCTGGTGGGCGTAGAATCTGTTGCCTCCTCACCCAAGGCATTCTCCCCTAAAGACGTCAAGCGTGAATTGGCGCGCTCACGAGCCAGGAGGACCTTATAGGACGGGTCTGCCGTCCTGACTGCCCGGTCCACACCGGTGTCGTTCCAGCGCCACTCCCTGTTCTCATCGAAAGAACCCACACTCTTGTGAATAAAGGATCGCATCGTCTCTTTTACCTCTGCCATCTCCTGCTCGCTCAACTTCTCGGCAATGTCAGGGTAGCGAGTGCGCATGGCGTTCTCGAATAGCTCGTCGTTGTGGCGAGTAGCCGCCCCCTTGGCATCATCCCGAGCCAATCGCGTCTTGAAGGAGGAGTCGAGCTCCTTGATCTTCTTTTCGCTATCGGCGGTGATGCGACTGGTGCTCTCCTCGAACTTCTTCTCGAGGCGCTGCTCCTGGTCGGCCAGAGCCTGATTGAAGACGGATGCCAGCTTCTCTGGCGCCTTCTCGTCCTCTATCAGCTTGATTTGGCTGATGGCCTGTTGGTGGTTGAACGGCTCGTCCGGCTCCGGCTCACCTTGCTGGCTTTGCACCTGGACCAGTCGTTCTGCAGCGGCGGCTTCTCGTTCCCTGTTCCAGGCTTCCTTCTCGACCTGCAGTCTCTCAAATGCCTTTTTGTTCTCTTCGGCGTGGTCATGATTAACCTGGTCGAACTTGGATTTGTCCTGGTACGTCTTGACGAGATCATCGAAAGATACCGTTGCGTCTCCAATCTGCACTTCCTTGGGGACGGAGGCTCCCTGCACTCCTGCTCCCCCGCCACCCCGTTCGTCGGGCGACAGGTTGGGACTGAATGGTGACTGCGCTAATTGGCTCATGGTGATCGTTTCCTTTCAGTGGCTTGGCTGGGCAGAGGCCCCGGCCGGAGGCCCCCTGTACCGGTTAGGGGCGCGGCTCTTGGGCAGTAACTCCACCAGAGGTCAGGCGGAAACAGAAAAAGGGGGATAGCAACCGGAGCTGCCGTCCCCCTTGAGTGGTGCTGAATGTAGGAAGATGCTCTTCACATCTTCACGGGTTATTGGATCGAATTATAAGGTGCTGCCCACGTCGGTTCTTGAAGGCAATCACCCCCTTTCATAAAAAAGAAAAAAGGTCAAAAACTTATTCTCCTGATGCTTTTATCTCGTCGACCACATCGCCGTCAAAGTCGCTGAAGTGGCGGTCCTTGCCTGTCGCCCGGGGTATCGCCTGGGTGCAGGCCTCCCAAAGATCAATCTCGGAGATGTGTATCCCACACTTGAGCTCCCCCCACCACTCATTGACCTGCCGGAATCCGTCCACGGGAAGATCGTCCAGATAGGGCGAGAGCAAGCCCACCTCCGTGTCGGAGTACGAGACGAGGATATGACAGGGCGGTATCTTGCCCTTCATCGTCGGCGTCCAGTTGACGACCGTATGGAAGGGGCCTATATCCGCCTCAAATACACCTATATCGCGCTGAGCCTGCCCCTCCTCCTCGGTCAGCCCCATGGCCACCACGATATTCTTCCTCTTGATGGGATCCGAACAATGCACCGTAGCCATGAGCGCCGTCTCCATGAGCGGGTTGACATCGCGCGGCTGCTCATACTCGTGCTCGTTCTCGTCCGTCACCATGATGGCGGAGTCTTTGTAATTTTGGGGACTGGTGATAATCTCGGACATGATGTCTCCTTTACCAGGCGCGTGACTGTCGTTTACCTACAAAGGTCACCGATCCCTTGGCGTTAGCTCCATCCCCCTTGGCGAAGGCGGCCAGAGCACTGAACGGCTCGATCATCTTGCCCTGGGGCCAGCTGAAATCAACGGCATCACCCCCGGAGGGGATGTAGGCGTTGAAGAGCACTTCATAGTCGTCGGAGTAATCCTCGCCGATCGTCAGGTCATGATACAGCCGGAGCTCATAGGTCACCGCATTGGCACCATAGTTGCTGAAGATCACGCTCTTGAGTGAGGGCTGCGACCGTAGCTGGCGCGTGACCGTGCGCGCCGACTTCCCAAAGAGCTGATGCGCGTTGGGATAGTGGAGCAGATTGGCCAGCAGGCTGTCCTGTTTTGCCTGGCGCGGCGTGTAGCCGGTAGTAAAGACCAGGAGCGGGATAGATTCGGAGGTATCCATGTAGGCGTTCTCGAAGAGCATGAAGGAGCTGTCTGTCGTCGCGGCGGCCGAGGCCGGCACTTCTACCACGGAGGAACCGTAGGTGGAGTCGGCCCGGAAAAGACCCCGCACGTAGACACGTGCACTATCGACCGCATTCCCTTCTTCGGCTTGCGTCCGCTGATAGACGTAGTCCTCCATCTCTGTATCGAACGTCGTCTGATCGGCCATGTAGTAGAACTCATCGATGCGTCCCCGGAAGTCATTGGCACCACCGCGAGACCCTAACAAGGTGAGTGTATCAACAAGACTCAGCGGCTGGGAGGCGTTGGTCAGGGACTTGGTCAGCGCCGTGTTGTTATCGACCCGCAGGCGCAGCGTCGAGCTGGCGCACGAGAAGACGATCCAGTGATAGCTCGAGTCGTAGACGTCCGCGATATACAAGACCGAGTCGATCGTGGCATTGCCATCATCGGTGACCACGCCGGCGATACCCCCATCGGGCTGGAAGTCCAGGCGCAGCTGGTGCGGCGACTCGTGGACCGAGAAGACCGTCTGCACCGTCCCCACGCCCGGATTGTCGGCCGAAAAGCCCGCAGTAAAGACCGCAATGCGCCAGTCGTCGTCCAGGTTAAAATCGTCGTCGTCCCAACGCGTCAAGTAGGCGTTCCACTGGGGGCTGGCCCCATCGCCAAAAACGGCCGTCAGGTAACTCACAGTCCCCGTATTACGGTCCTGTAGGAAGTTATTATTGACTGACTGATCGGCCGTGGTGGGCAGGGTGAACACAGCCTGGAGGGATCCCACGCCGGCGTTGCCTGTGCGCAGCGAGTCAAACTTGGACTGTGCCGCCCAGGCGACGCTCAGGGTCGTGTCATTGGGCATCGCCGTGTACCCCGTATCGGCGGTCATCAGCTCCCAGCTGGTATCAATATCCAGGTCGGTTACCGTGATGGAAAAACCGCTGCCCCCTGCAGGGCCTGCATACGGATTGATCCCCAGGCCGGCGGTGGCCCAGGCCGCCACGGCGGCAAGTAGGATAAGTGTGGTCAGTAGGCGCTTCATGCTCTCTATGCTCCTTGGTGATCAGGCCGCCACGGCGGCGGCAGGAGGTGCGTTAGCTCCAGGGGGGATGGGCGGCAGTGCCCCAGAGGGCATCGCGGGAGGAACCCCCGCCTGAGGGACTGGAGGACCCGGGGGGGCTGCGGGAACCCCTCCTGCGGCCGGTGCGCCTTCAGCCGGCGCGCCGCCCACGCCACCGCCCTGCATCAGAGAGGTCACCATCTCCAAAGCCTGCTGTATGGTCATACCCGTCTTCTGCTGGAACTCCTCGCCCATGGTCATCATCTGCATGGCCTCGTCGCGCTTCTCAATAGCGGCGATCAGGTCGTCGGCATTGGGCCACTCGAGCAGCTTGGCTGCCCACGGGATGGCCGCCGGACCGACCGTATTGAGAACCATCTCAGCTTGATCCATCCGCTCCAGGCGGTTGGCTTCCTGGCCGGTGTCCAGGACGAGCTTCACTTTCTCGAAGATTACGTCATCGCGCATGTCCTCGTTGAGGACCATCATCTCTACCGGTATCCCCTCGGGGTTCATCCACGACGGCTGCCCCTCGGGCGTCTGCCCCGGCTTGAGATCGTAATAGGAGATGATCTCCATCTCGTCGTGGCCCAGGTAGAGGAGCTTGCCCTCGTTGGACTTCGGATCGGTGATCTCGAGTATCCGGGGGCCGCGCATCAGCTGCATAATATTGTACATACGCAGGTAGGAGGCGCGCCGCAGCCCCGACTCGATGTGCCGCTTGACCTTGATATTCAGGCGCGACTGCTTCGCCTGCAGAGCGCGAATGGCCCGGCCGGACTGGATATTCCCAGGCACCTGACCGCGGTCCACGTCTTGAATCCCGGAAACCTTGTCTGCCAAGCCAGATATGGCCGGCAGGACCGACATCGCTGCCTGGAGCCCGCCCGGGGTGAGCCCGCGGTGCTCGGGCGGGCTCACCCCCTGCATGGACTCGACCACCTGGTGGGGCTCGTAGAAGAGGCGATTGAACTTCTCGCGCTCCTCCGGAGTGAGCGAGCCCTTATAGACGTGCCAGTAGCCCACATTGTTTAGGAAGAGCTGCTCGAGAACCTGCGTCACCGTCTCATTGGTGATGTCCTGCATGGACAGCAGGAAGGAGATCTCGCCCCGGGCACGCGGCTCATCGGGGATGATCTCGTAGCTGAAGAACGCGAACGGGTACTTCCCGTGCCCGCCCTTGCTCTCGTCGAAAGGCGAGAGGCGATGGACGACCAGGTTCTCGTTGATGGCTACCGCCTCCCAAAGCTCAACCCGGCGTCGGCGGCGCGACAGCACCTGCTCCTGCTCCTCGGGGGGTAGCTGGCCATAGAGTGAGGCATCGAGGGCGACCTCCTGCTGCTCCCCCTCGTTGTCCATAAAGACCGTGGCCTTCTCCCCATTGTCGGAATAAAAATAGCTCTTCTCGTAGAAGAGCTTCTTATACCACTCCCGCTTGACCCACACCTTCTCATTCTTATGATTGATCGGACCCATGGGGGTCGGCATGGAGGTAGAGCGACCGCCGGCAAGCTGATCACTGTACCGAGATCGATCGGGCACCAGGAACGTCTCGAAGGTCTCTGGCTGGAGCTTGCCCTCCAGCTTGGGCCAGCGCGTCTCCACCAGGTTGATCGGCTCATGCTGGATCCAGACAATCCACTGAGCATCATCCTTCTGGATCTCCCGAGCCGCTTCATCCCAGAAAACATAACGGGCGTCCAGCTGCAGTGCCACAGGCCGCCCCCGCCCCCTATCCTCATCCTGGTCCCACCCCTCAAACAGAATCCCCTCGCCTATGTGCACACAGGAGGTTATAACCGCCTCCAGATCGGAGTCCCAATTCTCCTCCTCCTCACGCGACCACTCCAGAATCTGCATCAGCTGGCGCCCAAGCTCGTAATACTTAGGATGGCGCCCCGTCGGGTTGACGATCGGCTTGCCGTCCAGCACCTCAGAGACGATCAGATCCACATCGCGCCGGATGAAGTTAGCCACCAGGCGGATACGCATACGATCGCGCGCATTGACCCGCTGGCGGTACTGGTCGGAGCGGTAGTAGCGCTCCGAGATGTGGGCGCTGGAGATCCAGTCACTGGAGATGAGGAGGGCTTCCCGTATACGGTCATCCATCTCCTCGACGAGCTCAAACTCGCCATCGGGAGGACGGACTATGCGCTCGTCCGTGCGCGGTATTACATCATCGTATGTATACATGCACGCCCCGCAAAAGAGAATAAACGGTGGGTGGGGGAGCGGCACGGCAGTCCACTCTGAGTCCCCACCCACGAACGGGTGATCGGGAAGCATAGCAACCCGATCCCGCAAACAAAAAGCGGCCACACAGCGGATCCTGCCGTGTGGCCGCTCAAAAGGAATATTCCATGCCTACGTTCGAATCAGAAGATAAAACTTTGTACCCAATCACGTCAAGGTATAGGTCAGGGTTCTGATTCTGCCTGGGGCGGCGGCCGCACGGCGATCGTGTCGATGATGGCGGCCAGTATCTCCTGCTTGGTCCCGCGCCATAGGCGCGAGCCGCTGACGGCCAGGGCCAGCTCGAGCGTGTCCACTGGCTGGGCCAGGGCGTGCTGCACGTCCGACAGGGGGATATAATAGGGGAGGGCGTTCCCTAACCCGAGCGGGTCGAATTTCACCCTCACAACGTAGGTAATCCCCTCGGGCGTTGATGGAATAGGCGAATAGCTATAGGCCGTCCGTCCCATACGGTTCTCGAACGGGGCCGGCTGATCCATCCAGAAAGCCACGCCGACCCACACCGCCACCAGCAGTAAAGTCACCAGGGATATTTTGACCTTGATCATCACATCACTCCTTCGTTCCAGTCGATCGGTTCACCCCCTTGATCGAGGGGCGTCTCCCCTCCCCACCAGCGCCATACCTCGCGAGAAGAGGCCACCTGCAGGTCGACCTCTTCCTCCATGGCCGGATCGTCGTTAGGCTCAGCATAGCCGTCCCCAAACTTCCACTCACGCAGCTCATACGTCAGGTCGTGCATCTCCATCTCGGCCAGTACCATGCCGACGCAGCGCCGCGTCATCGGTCGCTTCTCCTCCAGGTAGACCGTGCAGTGCTTGGCTACCTCCAGCTTATTCGCCTCGGCCATGCTATCGATCAGGGCCTTGTTGTAAGAGATATCCTCGTTGGGCACCTCGACGACGCCGTCGACCAGACGGTAGTTGCTCCGATAGAACGGCCACCATCGACGGAAGTAGCGCGGCCCCAGGGCGTTATCGTAGCTGACCAGACCATCCAGACGCCGCACGAACTCGGTGAAGCTGGCGCTGCGTATGTCCGACCGCTCTGTCGATCCGATGCCTGGGGGTACCAGCACCAGGGACGGCCAATAGATATCCTTTAGCCCTATAATCGCCTGCCCAAGGCGCTTCTTGGTCGGCCGTATATTGCACCCTTCGGGGATGTCGAAGTACTTCTTCTCGGGTCCAGAGAAGTCCCCGGGGACGAGCGCCACCCCCTCGTCCATCAGGCGGACCATGCGCTCGCGTTGCTGCAGGGACGGGTCGTAGATCTCCCCCAGGACGGCCGCATAGCCGGGGTCGCCCTCACTGGGCGGCACGATGCCCATCCAAATGCGCGAGGTGAAGTAGTCTGGGGTCACCGTGTCCAGGTTGGTCTCTGGGCCCGCCCCCTCATAGACGGCGGCGACGGGTATGTCCTTGCGGCGACGGACCTGGATACGTCGGTTCATTGCTTCTCCTTTGTACATAGAAAAAGGGAGACGGGTGGAGCTGCCGTCTCCCTGGATGGTACTGTGTGTGCTGTGTGCTACGAGCGGTTTACTTGGCTTCGATAACCTTTCTGAGGGCACGCACTTCGTCAGCCAGTAGGGCGGTCAATATTCCGCCAGCGGAGACGGCGGTCATGTGTGCCTGGGGCATCTGCATCCCTTTCTTGATTTGACCTTCGATCTCCTCGGTCAAGGCAATGGCAACGTCAACATTGCTCCCTTCTTCCTCTGCCTCCCGCCCCTCGCCGGCGGCCAAACGCAACTCCGTCGCCTTCTTCCAGAGGGCTATCAAGTGGTCCGTAGCATCAGACCCCTCGGACCACTTGTGCCTTTCCGGGTCAACATAACAGCGCCACCACTCGTGGCAACCATCCTCCTCCAGCCACCAGCCGAGGCCGAAGATGTCCCCCTCCTGCCTCTCCGCCTCTGAGGC